TCTAAAATAAACTCCTATAATATCTGCAACTGAATTAAACTTACTACCTACATAATCAAATCCTGTCTCACTTGCGATATGTTTATCAGGACCACTTTCTTCATTAATAAACAACCATACATTATTGTTAATATATTGTGTATCTTCCATTAATGTTGTAATAATATTTCTTTTATCAAATTCGTCTGTATAACCTAGATGTTTAATATGAATATCGCCAGGTAGTTTAGTACCTATCAATACACCAGGAAACATAAAGATATTAGATTTAACTTTTACTTGTGAATAGTGAATAAGACCTTTACCTAATAGTTGCAATTCATCTTTAGATAATGCTTCTGCAATATTGTTCTTCTTAAACTTGCTCATTTCGTGCTGAGCATAGTCATTATAAGAAGTAAATCTTTTTTCTAAATCTTTTAAATAATCTATTTGGAATCCTTTTTGCCAAGGTTTACTTTCTGTGGCTGGGACTCCTTCATTGCTTTTTGGTATCGTTTCCATTTTTTCATCTCCTTTTCTGCCTTACGATATGCTAAGTCTAATTTTAGTTTGCTAACTTTCTGAACCATTAACTCACCTTTTTGGTGGTCGTATTCGTGTTGGCATACTCTACTCATCATACCATCTAAATGTGCTTCTTTTAAATCTCTATTCTCGTCTTCGTATTTCATAACACATTTACGAGGTCTATTAATACTAACAAATAAAAAAGGAAAAGTCAAGCAGCCTTCTTTCATTAGTACATCTTCACTACTGGTCTGTATAATTACTGGATTAAAGGCCGCTATCTTCAATCCTTTTTCTATTGATTCGTGGTCTCCTGCAACAAACATATTGAAAGGTAACCCAATCTGTATCGCACTTAAACCGATACCACCATATTTGTGCATAAGAGCAAACATACCGTCCACAAGTTCTTGTCTACTTTTTAGACCATACTCTTCTAGCATTTCATCTTTGAAAGGTGCTACAGGTTGTCTAACTCTTGGATCCTGTGGTGGTAATAATTCGTATTGAAATGATTTAGGGTCTATACCTTTTCTAATTTCAACATCTTTATTCTTATCTGTCATATCTTCAACAAAGCCTTGGTCTCTTTGTTCATTTAATTTTTTCATAATATCTTTGTTATCAATCCATTGACCATCTTCTTGTTGTTCAACTTCACCTTTTTTAATCATACCTTCTGCTTGTTTCATCAAGTCATCTTTAAACTTTTCTTCTTCTGCAACAGACATTCTTTGTCTATCACCTGTATGAACAGCAGTAGTTGGATTATCTTTTAAATCTTTAGACATTTTCTAACCTCGTAAAGTTTTGGTACTTTTCAAATTTAATTATATTAGTAAATTTGTCAAACATAATATCTCCTTTATGTGATATGATAAAGACATTTTCTTTTGAAAGTGTAGCGATAATCTTAAAGAAGTCATCTGTTCCTTGACCATCTAAACTACTATCAAATATCTCATCAAGTATTAATAAATTTGTATTAACGGAGTTTTTCATCTTCGCAATACTTCTCCAAGTGAATAGTAATGACAAGTCAATTCTCATCTTCTCACCTTCACTAAAATTATTGTAGTTAAAAGAATCCATATGTCTACTCTTAACCGTCTCTTTAAACTCTTCGTCTAAATGAAAAGATATAAAGAAGTCCATTGATTGTAGGTACTGATTAATAAGTGTATTCATTACTGGAATATACTTCTTAATAATTTGTGCTCTTGCACCACTATCGTCTACAATCTGTCTTAATACATCAATATATTTCTTCTCTTCAATAACTTCGTCTCGCTCTGCTATTGTCTTAACTAGGTCTTGCTTCAACTTCAATATCTCTTCTTTGATATTTAGGCCTGAGGCATCCTCTACTTGTAGCAGTTCAATCTCATCTTGTATTCTATCACTATGTCTTTTAATCTCATCAACACTATGATTAAGTTTTGAAACATTTGTTTCTATAGTTCTAATAGTTTCTGATACTTTATCAAGGTTTAGTATCTTCTCTTCTGTATTAGTAATTTCAGTTAATAGTTGTTTATAACCTTCATTAAGTTTATCTACAGCAGCCTTCTCTTCATTGATTTTCTCTTGTTTGAAACTAGGTTCAAGTTCTTGTGTACAAACAGGACAATTAGTATTCTCTTCAAAGAATTTTAATGTTCTTTTGTGTGTCTTTAAATTAGTATCAATCTTACTTTCTAGTTTCTGTAATTGAAGAAACTTACTTTTAGTCGTTTCTTTGTTTTGTAGTTTTAATTTGTTTGTTTCAATTTCGTTATTGAGACTATTGATACGAACCATATAATCTCTTTTACCTTGTTGTGCTTTCTCTATGTCTTCTTTTTTTCTAGTGATAGCGTCTGTATCTCTACCTTGTAATTCTTCGTAATGTTTCTCTTGTAGATTAACTTTGTTTTCAATTAAATCTACCTGATGTCTCATTGTGGTAATGTCTTTGGTCAAGTCTTGTTGTTTACTTCTTAACAATAAGTTCATACTTGCAAATACTTTAATGTCTAGTATCTCTTCAATTACATCCCTACGATAACTTGCTCTCATCTTCATAAATGGTTCATAAGAAGAAGAACCTAAAATTACAACTTGACAAAATGACCTGTAATTAAGTTTCATTATATTCTGTTCAAGGTACTTTTGATAATCTATAGAAGAAGCATCCTGATTTAATAAAATGCCGTCTTGGTATATTTCAAATATGTTAGGTTTAATACCTCTTCGTATTTTGTATTTCTTTGGACCAATACTAAAGTAAACTTCAACAACGGTATCAGCATTGTTGATTGTATTAACCATCTGGTCTTTTTTAATAATTCTAAAAGGTTTGTTAAACAATGCAAAGCATAAAGCGTCAAGTAAAGTTGATTTACCTGAACCATTAGTACCTATGATTAATGTCGTAGGTGATTCATTTAAGTTTACGCTGATTGGTGTATTACCTGTAGAAAGAAAGTTCTTCCAGGTTATGTTATGAAATATTATCACTTATCTTGCACCTCACTATATAAGTCTTTCACTATACTATTCATCTTATTTTTATCTAATTCAGTATCTAAACTATTAATATAATTTTGTAAGAAAGATAATGTATCTTCTCCTTGGTCCACTATATTAACATCAGCAGTTGAATTGATATTATAACTATCTTCAATAACATTTACTTCGTTTGTGTGTATATCATTATGTAGTCTATCAATAAAGTCACCAAACTGGTTGACATCTGTTTTTTCTTCTACAATAACTTTGACAAAACAATCTTCGTATTCACTTATGTCCATATTACTATATGAATTTGTTTTATCATTATATATTATCTTCTTAAACATATTGATAGGATTAGGAATTCTTGTTAGTTCTCTTGTATCTGTATCAAAGATATGAAAACCTTTAGGACATTGATAATCTGACCAAGTAATCTCGTATTGTGTACCTAGATAAAAGATAGTACCGTTATCTGATTTTCTATGATAGTGACCAGAATATACTTTCTCAAATCTTTTAAACAAGTCCATTTCTAAACCGTGTTCTTGGAAGTGTCCTTTGTGCATTTCAAAACCTTTAACTTCAAGGTGCCCCATACATATTTGTGCTTGACTTTCTGATATTGCTTTTAGACTTTCTTCTTCATTCTCTGGACATATCCAAGGTATGAATAGAATAGGCAAACCATCAAACTCAACCGTCTTTGGTTTCTCGTATATAAATGGTTCGTTTACACCATCAAAAGTTGTAATTAGTTGTTGCATACTATTAATAGAGTTTGTGTTCTTATAGTATGTGTCGTGGTTACCTAGTATAATATGTGTATCAATCTTCATATCCCATAGTCTCTTCCAAAACTTATTTTGAAAGTTATGAGCAGTATTAAAGTTAATAAATTTTCTTCTGTCTACTACATCGCCTAAATGTATTAAGGTTGTGATGTTATTCTCTTCCAAGTATGGAAAAAATATCTCATCATAAAACCGGTTAAAATATTTAATAAATGCAGGACTATCACTTCTTGCACCGAAGTGAGTGTCGTTCAACAACGCTATTTTCATAATTAAAAGTTCTCTAAATTTATCTTTGCTTTTCTAGTTCTTTTTAGTTTTGCACCTTTAGGTTTTGCCTCGTAAGGTTCACTTGTTGGTTCTTGGCTTGGTAAGTTCTTTTGTAAGAATTCTGTAAATTGATTTTTAAAGTCTCTATCATCACCTGGTTGCAAAGTCATATCGTCATAGTTTGCATCCATAATAAGCTTATGTTTGATTGTTGTTTGTTTCTTTTCTTTCTGTATTCGTCTTACAAAGGCATAATAGATAATTTGTGTAAAGTATGCAAATGGATTGTTTGACTTCTCTGGATTAAAGTTACCTAGATATTGTAAACAATTCTCAATACCATCTGAAATCATATCGTCTCTAAAAGTATAATTGATAAAGTTAGGTCTATATGATAAGTGGTTTGCAATCTTTAAAAAACATTCTCCAATGTAATTAGTAACCGGAGGTTGCTTTCTGTTTCTTGCTTCTGCTTTATTACATTTCTCTTTATACTCTACCATTGCAGCTAGAAACTCTTTGTTATTAACATAGTGTTCCTTCTTCGCCGGTGTTCGTATGCGTTTCTTTTTTTCAGGCACTTCGGCCGTTTCAATTTTTTTATCTGTTTTAGTTTTCATTATGTTCTCACTATACTATATGTTGTTAAATAAGTCAAGCTCCTAACACTTTTAATTTTGTTGGCACAGGCGCTTGACATATCCTGGAACCTATGTTATTATCAGCGTGTCGCTGGGAGAGAATAGAGTCTATAGAGTAGCGTCTAATGAATTGTACTTTTCTTTTTAATGTCATTAAAGGCCTCAAATATCTCGTCATACTCTTCTAATTCTGCTTCTCGCATTACTTCTCTATCCATAAGTCTTTCAGTTCTCGGATTCTCTTCTCGTCTCATAACCTTGTCGTGGTTTGTGTAGTCGCTAATAACTTGTGTATATGATTTAATCATTTCAGCACTTGCATTTGTAATAGTTAATATCTTATCTTTAGGAATAGTAACCAATTGGTCATTTGTATATGCTGCCCACTTCACAAGCGCTATATAGTCTTTAATACCAAGATTAGTAATCTGTGGTACATATTTTATTTCTAATGGTTTGTCTAATGTCAGCAACGGATTTCGTTGTTGATTTGCTACCTGAGGTATATGGCAAACAATATCTGTGCCATTCATAATCTTTACGATTTTAATTTCTGGTTTAGTTTCGTTGTTTTTGTCCATACTACTCCTTTAACTCCACATTATGTATCTCGTAATCAAAGTTTTCTTCGTTGTATATATTTATTCTTTCTCTAAAGTGCTGTAGAGTATAATTCTCTTTTTCTCCATATGACACATCATCTGATATATCGTATAGTGTCGCATTAACCTTATTATCTCCTAGTCTTAATCCACGACCAATAGATTGTAAGTTTCTTATCCTAGACTTACTAGGACTAGAAAAAATAATATTATGTAGGTTTCGTATGTTGATACCTGTTGAAAAGGTACCGTACGAAGCCACAATAATTGCGTTATCACTTTTTTCTGTAATTGCTCTAATTTCTTCTCTATCATCTGCTGATACTCCTCCGTATACAAAAAATACTTTACGACCATCATCTACTTTCTTTTCAATTAGTTCTTGTAATACT